TTAGCATCTATTTGAGCACCCCACCAAACTGCTGCACCTACTTGTGCTGCTAAGAATGTGAGTAATGGGATTGGTAAATTTTTCATTTTTTCTTCGCTCTTTTTTTAATGTTCATTAATTTTTTCTTTGCAGGAGGAGGTGTGTCATCATATCTATAGTTAGATGTTGGATTATTAACCAACGGATCTGTTTCAACAATCTCAGAGAGATTGTCACTTAGATTGAACACAAATTCTTCACTGGCATCAGAGTTACTACCCTGAAACTCAGTCATCCTTGCTTCTTTTTCTTCCTGTGATACATCATCTACTGTGTAGCGATCCCACATCTTTCCACCGTAGCCACACGTGCCACGCTTCTCCCTCTTCTCACAAAGACGACAGTATTTTTCACCAGTCTTCTTCTTAGCTGGAGGGCACTTAAATTCAGAAAGTTTCTTCATTTAAAATTAGAGGGTAAGTTGCTCTTAATCTCATTCATCAGTTTCTTACATTCACCATCGCTTAATGCTCTGGGAATTCCTTGACGAAATGCTGCAAAGTCTTCAGCAAATGCTGCACGTCTCATCTTAGTACCAGAGATTGCAAACGTATCACCGTCTGCATCACGATTACCAGAAGAAACAATGTCGAGTTTTCTGAAGTAATAGTCCTTGCCATTATATTTATGAATCCACGCAAATGCAGCAACACGATCCGACCCAACAACTAGTGTTGCATCCTCATAACCTGCTTCTTGTATGTCCTGTAAGCATTCGATCACAGATTTTTGTGCACCGACGATGTTCTTAGCATAGCTAGGGAACATTTTCTTCATCCACTTGACTTTATTTGCTGGTATTAGTGGATTTTTACCACTTTTATCTTGCGACTTTGATGTATAGATCCTCCAGTCACATTTAGAAGCTGCTGTTTTGACCCCTTTTATGTTCTCTTCGTGTCCTATGGTGGGTGGTTGGAACCTACCAAAGGTAAAGAAGCAACAATCATATAATTTTTCTAACGCCATTGCTTCTGAATAGTAAAGTTGTTGTATGCAAACTCAAGACGGTTGACCAGTTTGATCATATCACCATCTTGGTGTAGTACATAACCCTCAGGTGTAGTAACCTTGTATCCCTTCTCAGTTTCTACGTAAGTTCTGAATCTCTCTAGGTGATCTAGCTTGTCTATGATAAATTGTTTGACATCTTGGATCTCTTTATAGAGTTTCAACAACTGTGTAAAGTTAATTTCATTCTTGTCTAGGTACACTTCACTATCAAATACTAACTTACGCTTAACTGCAAGTGTCTTAGGAGTCTTGATCTTAGCAAGTTCCTTCTTCATCTTCTCGTGATAGAACTCTATCAAGTTATCAAGTGCTTGACGTGGATTACCTATGGCCATACCTTGACGTACCTGACTATTAAAGAACTGCTTGAGGTAACTAGCAACGTGCCACTTAGAATCACCAGTTGTCCCCACGTTTTCCACAATATTATCGAGGAATTCCCCACAGTTTCCACAGAGGTGATCTATCCTTTGAATATATTGCTCGAAAGTGGTACATTCTTGAGCCGTAAGGGTCACTTCGTTGATAGGAGTGTCGTTAGATATGACTGCTACTTCACTAGCACGTGAGAATGTCTTGATAGGAGCACCAGCCATTGCTTGCATCTCTCCAAAAGTGGTGCCACTGTAATGCGTATGGAATACTACACCAATCTTTGATTGCTTGACCTCTTTACCTATGTCGTGTTCCTGAGGTATTCCGTACGTAATAGTATTGGGTCTAAACGTATATAATTTCTCACCATCTACAGTCTCAGTCTTTAGAGTACTGTCTGTGTATAGTAAATCTCCTTGTACAACTCCCCTAATGTTCAACTTACTGAAGTAACGTAGAGAATACTTTAACTTCTCTGCTAAATCTCCCTCATAATATACATCAACATCCTCTTCTGTGTAGCAAACCTTAGGTGCAGTCTTAGCAAAGACAGACTTAGTACCCACAAAGAACATACCACTGTTAGGATCAGTACCACATACTACAGATGGTGCACCATCCCACTTGGTTTGTAAGAATCCTTTCGCATCAGCAGTCTTACCAAGCATCTTATATAATTCTTTCAGGAAAGCAACAGACGCAGCACAACCATCAGAACCATAGTTCAACATTTCATCTTCTAAGTGTTCAAGGTGTTTGAGTTGCTTTACATTAGCCATTATCGTGTGCGTCCTCCTCCGAATCACCTGGGAATTTGGTCATAATGCTTTCACCTTTCATCTTGTATCCTGATTGTAGCTTGTCTGGATACACACGATCTGGATCTGCTTTACTTCCCTTGTCAGATGTGTTTCTGATGTTAAAAGCCATATCCAATAGAGGTGTCTTTAAGTTTATATTAACACGTTTTGCCCCTCCTGTGTTACCACCGTATGCCACTTTGACATTTGACGCAACGGAGGCAGCATTCAAAAATCTTTCATCAATTTCTAGATGATGTATGTGTCCACCGTGTAGATGGACATAATGATATCCCCAACCAAGAGATCCTTTAATCAATTCCTTAAGTAAGTTACGGTCATAGCTAGGAGCAGTATCAATCTCGTGGAACTCACGACTGCCAGATTGAAAAGCATTAAAAGTTTCGCAGAGTAAATCTTGCTTTAAACCGAATGTATCAATCAATGCTAGACCTGCTTCAGTGGTGATACTACCTGCTTTAACTTGATCTACAGGGAACACGTTGGTCTTAAGACCTAGGTTAGATAAGTTTGTGGTACCACTTGTCTTTAGTGACAGATATGTTTTCCTTTCTTGCTCCCCCTTACACTTTGTCACCAGTGTTACGTCAGTAACAGTTGCACCAATATTATATCCTTTAGTTGGTGAAGCACCACCTATCTGCCAATGACCATTAACAATTTTCATTGGTCTTTTCTTGTTCTCAGCACCTTCAGGTACTACTCTCAATGCTGTACACTTCTCTAGACCATAATGATCTACAAGACCAAAGATAAAATTTCTATACTTATTATTCTTTAGATCATCTGGATTCTCAATCCAATCATTAAGCAAGTTCTCCATCTCTCTTTCAAAGAGACCACCTTGGTTTGCTGCTCCTCTATTTCCTCTACTACCATTACCAAAGTCAGGTTGTAAATTTTTGATCTTCAACTGATTTTTAATTTCTCTGATCGTAAAAGTTCCTACTAGCTGTCTGCTAATCTTACATACACTTTTATTACTTGGATCAAATGCAATAGGATCTGGCAGTATGTTTCCATACTTCTCTGTTAATACATTAAACAACCTAAGGGCTTCAGCAGCACGGACTGTATCCATATGCTTCACTGCTTTACCTGCTTCTTCAAATGTTTTTGGTATTACATTGTATGCCATACCAGTATTTAGAGTATTATTCTTCTATATCATACTCGATAACTATCTTTTTGCTTTTTCTTCCGACACTATTTGAAGTGTCCACTCTCTCAACAGTACCACCTAGTTCAGCAGCAATACATAAGATCTCAGCAATGAGTTCTCCTTTGTCTACTGCATTAAAACTGTCTGCGATTTCTTCTTCAGGTCTTGGAAGATCTTCCTCCTTAGGTCTTAGTTTCATTTGTATACAGGGATAGGAACTAACTTAGTGTTAAAGAAATCTTTTGATCTCTCGAACACTGGATAGAATTGACATAAACCCTTCTCAGTATGACATTGCTCTAAGGGCAACCAGTTGAGATCATCAATAATATCGTAGCCTATACTAACACGAATTCCCTCATATGGCAAAGGTTTTACAGCGTGCATTAACGGACCTGGACCAATATACTGTAGTCCTTGCTTGTTAGAGATGACATATGGATACTCATCAGCATCTAGTGGATGTTTAGTACGATCTTCTAGATCAAGGTATGCCAAAGTCTGTTTATCTCTCTCCTTAAAATCTTTTGGAATATCATTAGCAAACACAGTTTCTGTAGGTTTATCACTCAAGTGAATGAAACCGTGATACTTACAGTAGCTATGGTTATGCCACCCTAACGACATCTTACCTAACTCATCATACCTATGTGCATTCATCCAAGCGTGTATCCACAATGGTTTAGTTTCTAATCCTGGATAGGATCTAATATTTTTAAATACTTGGTTCCACAAATAAAAAAATTCTGGCATAGTGGATGAGAGTGTGATGATGTTATAAGCGTTCTTGCTCATAGACATATCCCATTCATCCCTACTACCAGACATAGAGGACTCTGCTAATGGTTCAATAACCGACTTCCAGAGTCCGTAACAAGTCCGTGCTTCAGTCAGTATCTCTTTCCAAAGCACATCAACATCATAGATCTTTACCAGATCTAGTAAATTATCACAGTCATATGAAATGACCTGAGACATTATAGATCCCCTGCTTGCCTATTTTCAGATCTAGTTACTTCAAAAGATCCAGTAGGATATCTAGCAAGTAACTTAGCCATATTCTGTGCTACAACTTTATCAAAATCAAATCCTAATGCCATACAAGCTTGACTGTAGTACCAGAACACATCACCTAGTTCACGAAGCAAATGTGTTTTAGTGTCACCAGTTAATACCTTTCCTTGGAAAGTAACCTTCTTTACAATCTCTGCGAACTCACCACCTTCAGCACTAAGACCAATAGCAGCAGTCAAGAGACGTGCAATATCTACACCCTCTTTGTCTAGCTCCTGAATTCTATGAATGAACTCCTGATTGTTCTTAGATGGTTGACTTGTGGTACCATCCACAAATTCCATATACTGATTGATGTCTACTTTAGTTTGGGTCATACTACAAAGTCTGCAAATTTAGATGAAGATTTTTTATCAAAGTCAGGGGTGAAGTCGATGTCTTTAGCCTCTGCTTCAGCATCCTTACCTTGTTCAACATCATACAGCTTCATCTTCGCTCTGTCAATACCTACAACAAATCTTCTATACATTGTAGGATCATTGTACCTGTTCTTTAACTGCTTGACCATTATCTGATTCTGGGCTTCAAGTTCTTCAGAAGATATAAGAGCAAACATAAAGTCAGCAGTAGCGGGTAACCCGAAGGATTCAGAAGTGTCAGTAAGATCAACGTCAGTAGAACCAAAGCCAGAACGAGTGGTCTGTGTCGCTGAGATAATCGGGAGATCGAACTCGACGGCGAGACCACGAAGTTCTTCTGCAATCGCTTTAACATAAGTGTAGGAATTAACAATAGCACCTTTGTATCTGGAACTAGCACAGATGTTAAGGTAGTCGATGAATATAATGTCAGGTGCGAATGACTTCTTCAAGGATAGTTCATTCATCAATGCCCTGAAGTGACCTGAATGTGCAGATGCAGTAGGATACTCTTTAATGATAAGTTTACCCTGTGTCTTACGTGACAGGTCTGCTACCTTAGATTCAAAGATCATCCTAGGTAGATCTGGTATGTCCTTTATATTAACGTTGAGAAGGTTAGCATCAATACGTTCTGCTATCTTTTCTTCTGCCATCTCAAGGGTAATATACAGCACATTCTTTCCTTGCGACAAACAAGATGCTGCAACGTGACACATAAAGAGTGACTTACCTACTCCTGTTCCTGCGAGAGCAACATTGAGTGTTTTGTTTGGGATACCACCCTTGGTAATCTTATTGAAGTATTCCAGATCAAACGGAGTTTTCTCCTCGTCAGTAGTATAGAAATCGAAGCGTTCTTGATAGTCAACCAAGTAGTCGTGACCAATATGATCATCAAAAGAGACCGATAAAGCTTCTTTGAGAATGTCAGGAATTGCATCCCTACTCTTCTTCTCGTCTTTGCCATCTGCTAGCTTGATAGACTCCATCAAAGCTATGTAGATAGCACGATCTTTACACCACTTCTCAGTGGCATCAAACAACCAATCCTGTGTCGGATCCTCTACATCTTGGAAAGAGTCACAGACACTTCTGACTTGACTATAAGTCTCATCAGAAACATCTTGCCTTCCTTCGACTTCAATGAGTATAACCTCCGTGGTCGGGAGACGGTCATACTTAGAAGCGAACTTTTGGATCTCTTCGTAAATGACCTTTTCGTGTAGTTCTTCATAGTACTCGGATTTTATAAAGGGAAGTACCTTACGATAGTAATCTTCAGATCTGAAGAGACTACGTAGGATAGTCCTCTCAATGCGTTCATTCATTACCGTACTTAAATTCCTTGGATGCTGCTTCGTCTAGTGCTTGCATTATTTCTGGAGTGAAGTACTTCTCAGGATCAGCAAGAATGCTCTTTGGATAAACAGAAGTTTCACCAAACTTAATCCTATTGCCCACACGGTTAAAGATTCCGTGCTTCTCACCCAGTTCCAATAGTCCGTAATACTTGTCAAGACCTCTCTCATCGAAGAACAACCTTACTTTAACCTTAGAATTCTCTTTTGTAAAGCGGGATTTACGATTTGTGGCAGTAATGAGATTGCCAACAACCTCGGTACCGTCTTTCTCCTTAGCCTTCGATAAGAAAATAATGTTAGAAGCAGCGTACTTAAGTCCTGTTCCACCACTCATCTCCTTCATTGGGACATAGCTACCCACGACTTCGTAGGTATGGTTAGTAACTAGCAGTGGTATATTCGCTCGACCAAGATTAAGTGTCAAGACCCTAAAGATAGACTTGATCACTTGTGCTCGTGTCATATCTCTGGTATCTTTTCCTGCTGCGGAATCTTCAATTTCTTTAGAAGTAGATAAGTTACCTAAACTATCTAGTACCATAAGCAGTGGTGGTCTATCATCTTTGTTAAGTTTCTCATACTCAGACACTATCTTCATAGCCTGTGTACGAAACTCTTGTACAGTGACAACAGGTACTACACCCACACGTGACACATCAAGTCCTCTCTCTGCCATCATCTCCTTGGAGATAGCAGACTCTGACTCAAAGTATAGAACATTACCCTTAGGGTTCTGCTCTAGAAAATGACGACAGACGCTGAGGGCAAAGAAAGTCTTGCCAGTGCTTGACTCGCCTGCAAGAGCTGTGACTTTATTTGATGGTATTCCACCGTAGACTGAACCAGATACCAAAGCGTTAAAGATATAACTGCCAGTATCAACCCAGTTAGCAGTATCGCCAGCAGCGATACCTTGGTCTGCGACTGCTGCGTACTCATTACCAATCTCTTTGATGACTGAATTTAAAAAACTCATTAGAAAAATTCCATAAGACTACCAGAACGTTCTGGCTTCCATCCAATACATTCTAGCACATTACGCAAGGGTTCGTAAAATGCTTTCTCAAATTGTTTATCGTGATCTATGTACTTGGTCAGGTTAAACTCGGATGGTAAGTCCTGAAAGAATGAGATCACGTTCTCTTGAATAGGATTAGGTGTCTTGAGATAGACAAACTTAATCTTCTCACCCTCTTGAATAAAAGCATTCTTGTGCTGAATCTTCTTATCCTTGATGTAGTGATTGTACAGTAACGCACCACGTACGTGTATGGGAGTACCTTTCTGGTAAATCTCATACGGATGATTGTACTTGGTGACACCATTACATCCACGTGGGAATGCAATGTCAGAGACTACTGCCTCACGAGTCTCCTTCTTACAGTTATCGATGAACTCAATAACTGTCTCATTATCAGCAGACATAATAAGTCTGAACGCCTTCTTAAGACGATCTCTGAAGTACTGAGGAACAGAAGACCTCGCAGTCTCCAATCCCATAATTTTCATCTTTGGTTCTTTATACCTTACTCCCTCGGAATCCCATACGTTGAGAATGTAGCGTTTCTTTGCTGTCCATATACCACGATCCGCTATGTTCTCACGCTTCATTATCATCTTCTGTTCATATGCTTGAACGTACGTCGCAAGTTCCTCGTAGCTAGAATCAATGTACGGTTCAATCTTCTCTTTACAGATCTTATCGAGTAGCGAAACAACCTTGCTCTTATCACTAACCCGATTACTAAAAAATTTATCAACAAGAGGTCCGAGATTAAGATATATTGAATCCGTGTCGGATGCAATAACATAATCCTTACTATTTGTTTGTAGTAGTTTATTTAGGTAATCATTCATCTTGTTCTCTATCCACCTGATAGAGACCTGTCCAGACAAAGTGATTGCCTCTGCGTTTGCTAGTTTATAATACCTGAAGTACTCATTACCAATAGCACCATAAGCACTGTTCAATTGGATCTTACGTGCCATCTGGAAGTTGTTAAACTTCGAGATCTGTTTCTCTAGAGTGAGGGTAGGTTCTTTCTCATACTTCTTCTTAGCCTCAATCATATTACCTTTATAGATCTTACGTTCATCGTAAATCTTCTGCATCAATTCTGGTAGAAAACCCCGTACATCCTTACGATACTGAGCACCGTTAGCACAAACACAATCATCCCCATCAATCTGCACCTCTCCATTTAAGATCCCTTCAACGCTCGCACTGGGATGTCTAGTCTCCCTGAGGGTTTCTGGGGAGATATTATATTGCATAATAAGATGAGGATACAGGCTATTGAGGTCAAAATTAACAACCCAGTCATAGCGTCCTGGTTTCGGTTCCTTGACATAAGCACCTGCGTATTTGTCAGACTTTTGATTTCTATGCTTAGGAGG